AAATCTACGCTTCTGCTGATTCGCGCATTAGCTGGACTCTTTCTCTGGAACGAGCCGTTGCAGATTTCATCAGCTCACCGATTATCGACGGCTCTGGAGTTATTTCGCCAGATTGTCAAGATTATCGAGACAAATGATTTCTTGAAAAAACAGGTGCAAGTAATCCGATGGGCTCACGGATCCGAAGAAATTGTCACAATCACCGGCAATCGCTACATGGTGCGTGCGAGCAATAACGCAGCGCGTGGAATCAGCCGTCCCGAAGTTGTCTATATGGACGAACTTTCAGAGATGAAGGATCTCGATGGATTTGCCAGCTTGCGATATACGATGATGGCATCGCGCAATCCGCAAGTCTGGACGTTCTCGACGGCAGGAGATCAGGAGTCGGTTGTCCTGAATCAACTACGCGAGCGCGGAATGGCTGCTGCCGTCGGCGGTACGGATTCAATTGTCTATCTGGAATGGTCTGGATACACCGACGACATAACAGATGAAAAGAATTGGATTGCAAGTAATCCGGCACTTGGCCACACAGCGCATGAAGATAATATCCGCGCCGTTCTCAATGATCCGCCGCACGTCGTACAGCAGGAAGTCTTGTGTCGCTGGATTCATCAGAAAGACGCAGTCATTCCGGCAATTTCATGGAAAGAGTGTGAAGATGCCAGCATCGAGCTAGATGTAGAAAAGACGACATGGTTCGGACTCGATTTGTCGCCGGATCGTAGAGCAGCCGCATTAGTGGGCGCCCAACGCATTGGAAATGACAAGTTCGTCGTCAAGCTGCTGCGAACATGGGAAAACTCAGTCTCACTTAATGATTTAGAGATGGCCAATCAGATTGCCGATCACTTTCGCAAATATCCAGTTGAAGTAATTGCCTACTCTAAAAGAACGGCAACGGCCGTCGCTGGTCGCCTAGTTCCCGCTGGTATTCCAATCATGGACTTTGACGGCCACAATTACGCGACTGCATGCGATCAGCTTCTTTCGGCCATTACTTCCAACAGACTTCGACACTCTGGCAATGAAGAGCTGACAAAACAAATGCTCTCAGCCGTCAGATTGCCACATGGCGACGGGGGCTGGGTCATAGGACGCAGGGCGTCACAAACGACAGTCTGCGCCAGCGTTGCCACTGCGCTCGCTACATTCTACGCGACACGCCCAGAGACAGAGATAGACATTCTGGTAGGTTAGATGTATAGGAGACCTTTAGACTTCACGCATGGGTCTATTCTCTCGCACAGTCACAATGCCGGCTCCGGCTGCGACATCTGACATTGAAGCATCTCTGGCTCCAGTAAATGTCACCAGCTCTCTCTACAATCTTTACGGCGTCGCCGGAATCACTGCGTCCCGCGTTGAATTTATGTCAGTGCCAACGTGTGCCAGAGCACGAAACATTATTTCGTCCAGCGTCGCATCGATTCCGCTGAAGGTTCGCACAAAGGCAGATGGCGCACGTGTTGAGCTTGTTCCAAAAGTAATCAACCAACCAGATCCACGCGTTCCAGGATTTGCGACGTATGCCTGGCTTGCAGAGGATTTGCTTCTATATGGGTACGGGTATATGAGGATTTTAGAATTATATGCCGACACGTATCGCATTCGCAGTGCAGAACGCATTGATCCAACACGCGTCACAATTAAAACAAATGCGATGGGAACAGAGATTGATTATTACTGCATCGACCAAATTCCCGCACCATACGAAGGCGTTGGGAGTATGGCAGTTTTCTACGGAGTCGATGAGGGCATTCTCAACAGAGCTGGTCGAACAATAAAGGCCGGCGCGGAGCTTGAGCGTGCGGCGGTTATGTACGCGCGCGAGCCAGTTCCAACGATGGTCTTGAAATCTAATGGCACTGCACTTCCAGCAGATCGCATCGCAAAGCTTCTTGAATCTTGGGGGCAATCACGTCGCAATCGTTCAACTGCATTCTTAAATGCTGATGTCGAATTGCAGACTTTAGGATTTGACCCAGAGAAGCTGCAACTTAATCAAGCTAGATCTTACGTTGCAACAGAATTAGCCAGATGCACAGGCATTCCGGCGTATTACGTCGATGCAGAATCCGGATCCAGTATGACTTATTCCAATGCACAACTTGCGCGTCAATCTTTGCTCGACTTTAGCTTGCGTCCAATTATGACGGCCATTGAAGAGCGTCTTTCAATGACTGGAATGGCTAATGATTTCGTTCCAGCATCACAGGAAGTCAAGTTCGATTTAGACGATTACTTGCGCGGATCAGCGAAAGAACGCGCAGATGTGTACAAGATTCTTTACGACATCGGAGCTCTTACTTCCGATGAAATCCGACTAGAAGAGGAAATGATCCGATGAAAGAAACAAAGCCAACTCCGATGAATCTTGACTTCTCAATCAAGGTCACGGCAACAGACTTTCCAAAGCGCGAAATCTCTGGACGCATCGTTACATGGAATGAAGAAGGCGCAACGTCAGCTGGCTCAACTATGTTCAAGCCTGGCTCAATTACTTTCAGCGATACTACTAAATTGCTACTTGAACATCGCCGTGAATCTCCAATCGGATTCTTAAAGGCGTACAAAGTTACCGATGATGGTATTGACGCGACGTTCGCTATTGGCAATACAACGGCCGGCAACGATTCTTTGGTCGAGGCCAGTTCTGGATTGCGTGATGGATTTAGTGTCGGAGTAATTGCCGGAAAGTATAAGAACGTTGATGGCGTTCTAGTCGTCAGCGAAAGTTTATTAAAAGAAGTCTCACTAGTTACAGATCCAGCCATCGCATCAGCGAAAGTCGCAGTCGCAGCTAGTGAGCCAGAAGATTCTGAATCCGATGTGGAAACAGAAGAACAAACTACTAAAGGAGAAAACGAAGTGGAAACCAATCCAACCGTCACAGAAGCACCAGCCGAAACGGTTGAGGCTTCCAAAGTCGTACAAGCCGAGGCAGCTCGTCCTCTGTATTTCGCAACACCACGTTCACCAATTATTTCTGGTGGATCATATTTAGAGCACTCAATCAAGGCAACGCTAGGCAACGAAGATTCTCGCCAGTACATCAAGGCAGCAGATGATAGCTTCAGCACAAATCCAGCGTTCAGTCCAGTCTCTTATGTTCGCGACGTTGCACAAAACACAAACGCAGATCGTCCAGTGATTGAAGCATGCGGTGGAACACGTCCACTCAGCAGCTATGGAATGACAGTGTCAATTCCTAAGATTACTGCTAACTCAACTGCTGCAACAGTGGCAGAAGGCGGAGATCCAACAGGAACAACCGCGATTACTTCTAGCTATATTGATGCCACAGTTATTAAGAAAATGGGATTTCAGCGCTATTCGGTGGAGCTCCTTGATAGATCGGATCCGAGCTTTTATGAAATTATGCTTTCTAACCTCAGAGATGCCTATGCTCAAGCAACTGATGCGTATGTAATTGCGCAAATTATTGCCGGCGGAACAGTAGCAGCAGCAACCGATGCAGATTCAGCAGGAATCATCTCATTTGTATCTGTAGAAGCACCGGCTGCATACACTGCGACAAAGCGCACTGCAAAGTCATTTGTCGGTGGCACTTCCATCTGGTCACTCTTGCTCGGCGCAAAGGACACAACTGGCCGTCCAATCTACAACGCTGGAAATCCAATGAACAATGCAGGATCCGCAATTCCTACAAGTGTTCGTGGCAACGTCCTTGGCTTGGATTTCTATGTTGATCCAAACATGCTTTCCACTTCAATCGATAACTCAGCGTTCATTATCGAGCCACGTTCAATCGAAATCTTTGAATCTCCAGCTTTGACTTTGGCAACTAACGTGCCAACAACAGGCGAGATTGAGATTGCACTCTATGGTTATATTGCAGCTCAGGCGGTTTTTGCCGGAGGTCTGAGAAAATTTAATTTAACATAGTTACAAACTAATCATGGGCTAGGTGCGCTCCCGTATCTAGCCCAGCAGCTCACGAAAGGACACAGAGATGCCAGCAATCATTACAGTCGCAAGTCTTCGGACAGTGCTTGGCGTCTCTGTGTCTCTTTACAGTAACGATTATTTAGAAAGCATAATAGATTCTGCCGAGCAGGTAATTCTGCCGCTATTGACTGCCAATCAAAATTCAGTCGCCGCCGTATATCTTCAAAACAATGTCGCCTATTACATAACACAGAAGCCCAATACATTCGTCGCTGGCCAAAGTGTCGTCGTCACAGGTTGCGTCCCAGCTACGTTCAACGGAACACAGACAGTCACATCAAACTATTATGATCCATTTCCTTACCTACCTTTCGCATATCCGGCTCCATATTTCTACTTCACTGCATCTATAACAAACAGTGACATCACATTCCGTCCCGTCATTCCTGGCGGCGTAGTTTATCTATCTGGGGCAGACGCGGCCACGCTCTACGCGAACACCGACGCAGTCGAACAGGCGGTCACCATCGTCAGCGTTGAGATATTCCAGAGCGTGGTCGCTCCAGGCGGTCAGATTGAAGGCGTGGATTTTACGCCAAGCCCGTTCCGCATGGGCAGATCGCTCCAAAATCGTGTCATTGGCCTATTAGGTAATTACGTCGATGTTTCAACAATGGCCATGTGATGCCTACTCCAACGTCAATTGCAACCGATATCCGTGGCACACTTGCAACTGCACTTGCATCAGTAGCTGCGTCAGTATATGCGACCGTGCCAGAAGCAGTAATTCCACCAGCTTGCGTGATTGTT